TCTAGCACTATCATCATCATTAAATCTAAGTGAATTATCTATATTGTAACCTGATAATTGAGTTCCACCTATAACTGGAAACGCCATGTTACTCCTTTACTGGAAATTCGCCTAGTGGTTTTGTATAAACTGGATTTGCTTCTGTGCCTGTGTTTGTGTATTCAAACAATGCTTTTAGTTCATCTACATTTGTTGCACCATCTATTTGTGTTTGCATTGAATTGCATTTTGTTCTAACGCTCGCTCTCCATGTTTTCCACCCGCTATCCATTGTTGTTTCTGTTTCCGTTGCTTTCACTACCATCCAATCAGATGGTGCAAGAATGCCTGCNCATTGATTGTTTATCATTTCTTTTTTAATTGTTTTTAAACCTTTAGTTACAACTTGATTACCNTCACTATCCAACATTGGAGTGCCATCATCATTTACTTCATTTCTATCTTCTAAAAGTTTTGCTGTAGCGGTGCCATATGTACCTACTACTTCATCACCACTTACCGCATAAGTAATATTTGTATTGATATACCATGCCTCATCTTTTTTATTTGTAGTATCTGTTCTTACGGGATAAATACCGATAGCTTTTCTTTCTTCAGTTGTCCATAAAGTAAATACTTCTTTTGGATATTGTAACCCATTTAAAGTAAAACCTTTATTGGTTCTCATTAATTTAACAAATTGATTATTCTCTACTAATGCGTACATATTATGCTATCCCTATACTTCTTCCTACTTCATATAAATTTGTTCCATCACTTCTAAAAACAAATAAATCTTTAGCTGAAGTTCCTGTTGATAAAGTTGGTGCTGTACCGCCTGTCCATTTAAAGACTGCGTTCCATGTAATTGTTCTTGAACCCGTGCCGTCTTGTATAACAAGCAGTGAGCAGAATGCCCCCGCTAATAAATTAGTTGGCGCGTTGAATGTTCTGTTGCCCCCCAACGTTACTTTAGCGACTTGTTGTGTTTGTAAGTTCCAATCAATATTTGCCCCATCTGTTAAAGTAGCTTCCGCAGAATATAACTGTACAGGAAAAGAGAATGATGTGCTTGAGCTAATTTCACTTGCGGTAATAGTACCATCAACAATCATTGCCGCTGTAATACTATTAGCAGATGGCGTGACTGTTTGGACAGCCTTTCCAATAAATACACAATACATGGTATCCGTTGCAGCTGTTGCACTTGACAGTGTTAAAGCTGTTCCGTTTGCAGTATATGCATAACTCGAACCCGGTTCTTGACGCACATTGTTAATAAACAATGCGATCTCATTTTCGTTTGCAACCGATTGGTCTAACGTATAGCTTGTTGTTGCACTTGTTGTAAAGTGCTGTACAGCAAAACTACTGTATTTATCCGCCGGTGTATTGCCTATATACGGCATTTAATATCCTCCTTATGTACTTATATCGTCAACAGTTGAAACCCAAACATCACAAGATGATGCTGTGTCTGATACTACTTTTAATGCATCTCCTGATTGCACAATTAATTTAGCACCCCCGTCCAAAATCTGTAAAGAACCGCCGCTCGGTATGGGGGCAGACTTAACTAAATAAATATCATTACTTGAATCGTTAACATAGCAATCAACTAAGATTGATGATCCTGTAATGTTGGACAATGAAATACCAACTACTGTGTCGTAGGAGTTAGCAGTGAAAAGAGTAGCAGCACTTGCGCCGACTGCGTTGGATGTATACCTTCTAAAATTCTGGGCCATCTATCCTCCTTTATAATGAAACCGCCATAGCGATTGCGAAACCCTGTGTAGCTGCATTACTTACATCCACACCGTTAACTGTTGTTACATCTAAGTTAGCTAAAGCGTTATGAACTTCATCTGAACCATCTACATAGATTGATGCATCTCTACCAGTTACAAGGGTATATGTTGCTGCCCCTGTACCAGCTGTAAAAATCAAACTTGAATCTGTATCGTTTTGTACAGTATAAGTTTTTTGAATGTTTGGAAGAGTTATCGTGCAAGTTGTACTCGGCGTACCGGTAAACTTTAAAACTTTCTGACGGCCATTCTCAGAAGCATACGATGTAGGATTTGTTGTGAATGTTAAACTTAAGTTTCCTGTTATAGCAACCGACAGAACCCCGTCCGTTGAATCTTCCATTCTATTCCAGTTATCATTTGTTTGATCACCCCAAGTGTTATCGTTCTCACCTGTAGTCATCAACCTGATGCCAAGATTACTCCATGTTGAAGCCATTTAAACTCCTTATGCTATTCTTAAAATAGCGTTTGATGCATCAGCAGTTGGAAATTGAATTTCGAAAGTACCGCCTGATACAGAAAAGTCTGCACCAAAATCAATTACCATTACTGCTTTATTACTTTCTGATGTATTGTAAATAATACAACCTCTAGTTGTAAAAGTTGCAGACGTCCAAGACGTATCTGAAAAATCAATAAAAGCTGTTGTGCCGCTTGATGTTGGATCTATATTTGTTAAAGTGTTTCCACCTGTAGTGTATCCACCTGTAGCACCTAACTCATCTGAGTTACCTGTTACATCGGAATAGTTAGTCGTTGCTGCACCATAAGTTCCTGCTTGCGAAGCTTGAGCTTTGATTAAAGCAATCTTGTAAGTGTCACCACCTGTTGCTAAAAAGCTGTGTATTCCGTCAAGCAATTCTTTTTTAAAACTTGTGCAAATTGCTGATGTTATGGCCATAGTTTATCCTTTTGTTCCTATCTCACCCGTTGTGAACTCGTCAGTTCTTTTACGTTGTTGTTCTTGTCTCAAGAACGTTTGCAAAGCCCGATCATATAGAGCTTGATATCTTGCTCCTTGATCTGCGGTTTCTTTCATAAATACAGTCGCTTCTAAAATGCTTCCATATAATATGACATCAGGAGCATAGTCACCTAAATAAGTGTTCGCGTTACCGCTACTAAGTCCTGTTGGTAGTATAGTATACCCTATTTCGAGCGTATAGTCAACATCTGCCTTAGGAGAAAATAAAAATTTTGTACCTCTATCAGATGATGAATAACTACCTTCGCCGTATAAGGCGTAATACTCAGGAGAACCAGTTGTTGCTTCATTCTGAGTAAACTCTCTCACATATGTTTGATCTTTCTCTTCTAAGAAATTTCCTGTTTGGTGTTTAATGTATCTGGTTACGTACAGATCTTGAGGAACGTCAAACGTATTATTGCCAGCTGATAAAGTAAATGTAACATTCTTATGATATTCTGCAATATCAGCTTCTCTTAAAAGTCTTTGTTCTGCTAGTTCGATACATAAATCAATAGGTGCTTTGCCAGAACCTGTCGCTGTTGTAAATTCCGTAGAATCGTTTTCAGTCCAATCCTGAATTGCTTGTTTTAACTGTACGTACGTTAATCCCATTAATTACCCCATTCTCCTTGTGACCAAGTAAAGTTACCCCAACTCGGTGAATTTACATCTATTGTACCACGATTTGCTGTAGCTTGCAACCCTGTTGGAGTTACTGGTACAATAATTTCCGCCTGTGCTGTACCTTGTGAAGCTGTAGTTCCTAGACCTGCTGGGAATACAGTAGCATTAATTGCCAATGTACCAAGAGAAGTAGTAGCTTCAATACCTCCACCAAGCTCTGTTAAGTTAAGAGTTGGAGTGCCTTGTTGAGCTGTTGCTTCTTGTCCTACAAGATTCTCAGTTAAGTTTAGAGTTACAGATCCAAGTGATGTAGTTGCTTCAATACCATTTGCATCTTCTGCAGAGTTTAATGTTACTGAACCTTGTGCTGTTGTAGAACCTACGCCAGTAATATTTATACCAAGTTTCTTCGTAACAGCACCTTGTTGTGCTACTGCTTCTAATCCTTCAGCTTGTTCCGCTCCATTNATNGTTAATGTACCTTGAGCCGTTGATGATGATACGCCACTGATTGGTATAACTAATGCTATACCCGGTGTACCAATTCGTGAAATTAGACCAAGGCCATTTGTTTGTTCGGTTAAATTAATATTAGGTTGACCAACTAATGTAGTTGTCTGTGCCGAGAATCTTCCATGTAACGGGCCTAAAGGTATAGTTGTTGGAACTGAATCCGCATCTGGTCGTGGTTTAAATAAAACATTGCCACGTCCTTTTCGTAAATATTTTTGTGGTTCTAATTGTGGATGCTTTGCTTCCCAATCTTTTTTATGAACTTTGAAACCCGTCCATTCTTCACGGGCATCTTTATATCTAATCTTAAATCCAGAACGGTCGTCTATTAAGACCGCTTTTTTACCTTTAGCGTATCGTGCCATTAGTACACCTGTGGTTGTACGTAAAAGCTAACTCTTTCTCTATCCTCTTCTTTTGCCTTCATCCATTCTTCATCGTATAAAGGCTTTAGTATATTCAATCTATCTGGTGCAAACTTAACTGCCAATTCAACAGCTAACCCACTAATCAATGCCGGTAAATACCTTCTTGGTATATCTGGATTTTGTGTATACGTTGTGGTTACATCTTGTGGATATCTAATAGTCCATGATGTAAATTGATAGTATGTTTGATCTGGTATTGGCCAGAAATAAATTTTATGTGTTCCCGTACCTGCATTGGTAAATTGACTATTTCTTTCAACCGCAAACTGTACAGGTTTGCCTGTATCATTTTTAGTTGGAATATTTAAATAATCATCTAAACTAATTCTTTCGATAGATATATCTTGTGGATTTGATGTGTCAGAATTATCTCTAATTGCGCCATCTAAAACATCTAAGTATTGAGAAGCGCTTAATGTTATGTTGTTTACGTCTTTTGTTAAAGACGTGGTTGTTAAATCTAACGTAAATAAATTTACGCCATCGTTTACCCATTTAGTCAAAAGCAAATTGAGAGAACGTCTAGCAGTTTTTAAATCATTACCTGTTTTAGTTTGCTGTCCAATTCTCTCGTATGCTTCCTCAATAATATGAGCAGTGTCTAAGTTAAAAGTATACGTACCAGAAGTCGCCATCTGTACTCCTATCCCATAACAATAGTTTTAACTAACCAAATAAATTGTGCAAATACCATGACACCAACTGTCCATAATACTTTATTTATTTTGTCAATGTCTTTTTGCAAATGCACTAAATGGTTTGTTTCTATTGTATGTATTTTTTGATTTAGTAATTTTAAATCACCTTTCATCTCAGTTATCTCCAATTTGTTTTGTAGTTCAATATCAGACATTAGTCATGTAGTATTGTCACACCAGACAAATTTTGCATAGTGGAAACTTTCATCCCACCCGGAAATAAAACACCATCTGTTGGTAAATTAAAAGCAAAAACATCACCGTTTGCTACATCACATTCGAATAATGTAGTGCTATCTGTATTATCTTGTAAAACTAAAAGACCGTCTCCGCCCCCACTGTTTGCTGCGATTAAACCTCTTAGCCTAGTTCGGCCGGCAAATACAGCACCAGTTGACGTTTTTCTTGTAGCTTTTACGTCTGTTGAAAAACCCATTATAAACTCCTATAAGTTAAGGGGACATTGCTGCCCCCTTGATGTTATGCTAAATTATTGTTTTGAATATATTTAACAGTAATATAACCAGCACCTGAAGAACCTGTGCTAGAGATAGTCTGAATTGTTACATCAGAACTTCCTACATCTGCCCATGTATCTGCATCAGTGATTGTTCCAGTTGAACCTTGCTTAATTACATTTGCAGAAGTTCCTAAAGCTAATGCAGAAAATAGTTCGTTTGCACTTGCTGAAGTTCCTACAGATAAATTAGCTGAGTCTGGAGTTGTAGTTATATACAGAGTTATTTCGGTGATTTGTGAATTTGCTGGAATAATAATTCCAGTGCTAGCTGCACTTGCTGATTGTGACCAAGCAGCAGATTGTGCCATTTCAACAAAACCTGTATTTTGTGATCCGCCTTCACGGATTGTTCCCGCTTTAATCGGGCCTGAAAAAGTCGTTGTTCCCATTGTCTATCCTTTTGTTTGTAGTCTACTTTCGTAGTCTATGGGTTGGTAAGGGGGCAGTTTTTATGCTACCCCCTCTAGTGTTTAGGATGGGTTTGAACCCCATACGCCACGCCAGTCAGAGAACCCAAATGAGTATCTCTCTCTAGCTTTGTAACGTACATTACCTGTTTCGAAGTCACCTTCCATTGAAGTGTTGATTGGTGATCTGTTGAACATTTTCATTCCGTGAGGAGAATCTGTTCTAATAAACCAACGTTTACTTCCAGTGAATCTGTGGTTAAGATGATAACCGCCCGGTAACATACCTTTCGATACGAGAGCGTTTACATCATTGTCCGCAGTTCCAACTCTGTATGGAGATGCCATCAATCTTTCAGCAACAAACACAAGTTGTCTTGGAATGTGCAAAGTTTTACCTTGAAGAGCCACCGGAATGTCTCTGTCATCAGTAAAGCCAGCGATACCAATTAACGCGTCTTCCAGAGAAGTTTCTGAAAGTTCTGCTTGTGTAGTGAACGTATTAGCTTGTNCTGAACCACTTTGTANTGGGTGATCAGTAGCACATAATACTTTACCGTCTCCACCTAATTGTGAAGAAGAGAAAGCGTTATTGAATACGTTTGCTGCTTTTGTTTGTTTAGCTGAAGCCATTGATCTAGCTAATGCTTTTGTTAGTCTGGTAGACAATTTATCATACAGATTGTCTTCCATAGCTTCCTCAGTAATTGAGAATGCCATAGCGACAGTTTCGTGTTGATATCTTGATACCCAACCTTCTCCAGTATCAGCATAGTTAACAGCTTGACCTTCAAATTTTACAGAAGCTTCTCCGAAACCGGGGAATAATACTTCTTCTTCGAAGGCTCTATTTGATGATTCCTGATCGAATAGTACGGCATGCTCATTTTCGTATCTGTTATATTCAGTTCCAAAAATGGCGTGTAAACCCGGTACTAATTCTTTAAGGATTTGACCTCTTGATATAGCCATAGTTATTTACTCCTTAATTATATACCAGTAACGCCTGTAGCGCCGTTACGATGTTGGTGAGTGTTAATTCTTACAAGAACGTTCATAGTAGTTCCAGCACTTGTAAAACCTAAATCATCTTGCGCACTACCTAAAATTTGTAGTGGGAAAGTGTTTGTAGTATCCTTTGTGCTAGAGTCTGCTACGAGACCGCTTTTGAAAGTTACTGTTGAGCCAGTTGGTGATGCAACGATTTGAACGTTTTTTCCTACATCAGCAGCAGCTATTGCGGTAGTGTCTTGATCCGATTGAATCTTAAAAAGAGTGTTAGGATCGTCATACACATAAGCTTTAAATTTAGCTTTAGCAACAGTGCTTGCAGCGATTGAACGTACAAATTTAACATCTCCACTTGAATTATCTGAGTATTCAGCACCCCAGAAAACACCTACAACTGCACCGGGCGACGCTGCCGCCATGTCAGTTACAATGTTTCCACCAGAGTAAGTTACTAAGTCACCTTCAAAAAATGCTGAAGGTGCAGTAGCAGCTATTCTGTAGCCGTTTCCGTCAGAAAAATTATTGGCTCTGATAGTTCCGCCGTTAGATTGTCTAACTGGTTCTAATCCATATCCTGCCATAATAATCTCCTTATTGCAAGTTAGTTATTAAATTCTTCTCAGAGCCACCCAAAGGTTACTCCTCGAATTTTGGTTTTGAACCAGAACCTTGTGTTACCGAAGTTCTTGATTCATCTGATACCGGCATCGAAGGGTTTTGTTGTCGCATATATTCAGCACTATATGCTTGACCCATTCTTCTAGTTTGGTCGTCGTAGTACTGTTCTTTTTGATTCACAAATTCCTTTGTGTTTTTCATCAAGATCAGATCACCTGATCTAACAGTACCAGCGTGTTTGCCAGCTGACAACACATCGGCATGAAAGTCATCCCCAAGTTCATCGGGTGTGACCGGCACATAACCTTCGCGCAGTCTTTCGTGGACATTTGAATCATCTGGATTATTTAACAGTTCATGTCGAACCCAGATATATTCCATACCTTCTTCTTTTTTACCCTTAGGAATGTCCAGTCTTTTTAGTGGTTCCCAAGATTTAGTTCGAGTTGCCGAGTCCCGACTTTTACGGCTGCTTTTTGTTGCTTGTGTCATTTCTAACCTCCCGCCTTCTGGCGCACTTTTTGTCGCGCATATTCTTGTAAGGAAACACCTAGTCTGCCAGCCATCTCAACTTCTGATTTGGTTAGCTTTACTTGGTTTTTCCCGATAGCAGAGCGCGTTCCGCCCATAACTGGTGAAACTTTTTTAACTGCTGTATTCTGGAATCGTTCAGGGAACTCATCACGAATACGAGAATCAAGTTCGTTATAGTATTCATCTGGATTGTTGGCAGGCATAATACCTTCCTCAATTAATTCCTTGTGAATTACCATAGCTGCTTGTGTCATGATACGATCTTTAGTAGTACCTCCACCAAACCATTCATTTCGTTTTTGCCAATTTAAAGCTTTACGATCTGGAACAGAACTCTGTGGAGTCTCTGTTTTTGGTTCTTGTTTTGGTTCTTCTTTAACTGTCGTATCAGTTTCAGCCCTTGCCTTGTACTGCTGTGCGATTAAAGTTTCGGCTTTAACTGAAGCTAAAGCGTCTTGTGCTTTAATTTCCGCATCAATATCTCCTGCCTCTTTGGCTGTTTTGAGTGCAGATAAGGACTGTTTCTCTTGAGCACTTAATCTTTCTATGTAAGAGTTAATTGCTTGCAGTTCGGAATCTTTAGTTCGACTTTGAAGTTTCGTTCTTTCTGTTGTCCAAGATTTCTCTTGGTCTTCCAGATTTTTTAATCTAGCTTCTAAATCTTTCTTTTCTTTAACAAGCCTTTTGATTCTTTTCTCAGCACGCTTGCCAAATTGTTTTTTGTCTTTAGATTCCTCCGGATCTTCAGATATGTCTGTATCATCGTCATCATCTGTTGATTCCTCAACATCAATTTCTTCTTCTACAGTTTCTTCGGATTGGACTGGAGCCTCTTCTTGAACAGGCTCTTCAGGCATAGTTTCTTTTTTGCCTTCAGATTCTTCGGTTGGAAGATCAACAATTATATCTTCTTCTAATTGTTCTTCTTCTTTTTTAATTTCGTCTACCATTAGACCTCCTTCGGTTGCGATCCGCGTGTTACGCTTTGGTATATTCTACACTAATAATTAAATTAATGCAAGTCTATTTGTGTGTTATTTTAGAAGGATCTGGTATTACCGCCACTACTTCGTCATCATTGATCAGAGAATACTCTTCTCCGTCGTGTTTTACTTTTAATCCGACGTATTTTCCGGTTAAAACCCAGTCTCCTATACTACACCATTTAGAATCTTTATCGTTATAACAGTCTTTTCCCATGTCAATTACTTGAGATACGACGCAAGAAAACTTCGCCGCATCCTTAGATTCGTCTGTTAGTATGATACCTCCTGCTGTTTTATTAGATACTTCTCTTGGTTTGAGTAATATCCTAAAGCCGGAAGGCTTTGGTAATGTATTTATTGTCATAGATTATTCTCCTTGTATAGTTTTTTATGTTCATCTAGTACCCTAGATTTCATGTCTTGCAGTGTATGAGCAATGCCTAACATGTATTTATATGAAGCGAAATCATCTGCCCCCACACCAGATAGCTGATCTTTGTTGGCATCAATCGCTTCATCTAAAGCTTTTAATAAATTATTTTTTAAAGTACTTGCATCCATCTTGCCTCCTGTAGGTAAGGGGGCAGTTTAGTACCCCCGTACTTTATTTAATATTAATTGTTTTAGGTTTCTTTTCCTCTGGTACAATCTTTTCAATGTGAATTGATAGTAAACCATTCTCTAGTTTTGCATCCTTCACCACCATATCATCTGCTAAAGCAAACGATCTGATGAATGATCTTTGCGAAATACCTTTATGCAGAATATCTTTGTCTTCAGCTTTATCTTTTTTAATAGACTTAACTGTCATTGTATTGTCTGCATATTCAATATTAATATCATCTTTACCAAAACCAGCTATAGCCATTTCGACTACGTAGTTTAAGTTATCGATCTTTCTAATATTGTATGGTGGATAGTTTGGTGACTCAGTGTTAATATCCATGAGTCTATCTAGTATTGAATCGAACCCTACTGTAAATGGTTTGTACGGTTCCCAGTTTATAACGTTCATATAACCTCCGTTGAGCGTTGTTGTTATGATCCCATTATGGCGATCAACATTATTATAGCATATTATTTATTTTTGTTCAAGGAATTTATAAAAATAATTTGTGTCATCTCCCGCCGTCCATTTGCTTACAGATTCTACATTATATTCTTTTGTCGATACTTTGAAATCTGGTTGCTTTGGTTCTGATGGAGTCAGCGATTTGTCATAGAATAATGTTCTATTGTTAGGTTGCGCTGCAAAATGTCCGTTATCTAATTCCAAAATATTAAATGATTTATGTTCTTCTGGTATCTCTGAATAGTTTACATTAGGTAAGTTATGATCGGGATGGCAACTATCTATAGTAAATAAATATTCTCCTTGATACCATTTCTTTGATGGAGATAAATACTTTGCTCTTGGTGGTACTGTTGTTTTTTCTATCACCGTGATGTGATAACTGAATGCATCCCACAGTTCTAGTTCTTCTAAAGCAATATTTTCTTTTACATCAGGTGAAGTAACAAAAGCACTTATAGGAAGTTTATCATAAAGTGCTGCATACTCAGGTAAGTATGTTTCAAAGTACAAAGCTCTGCCTTGTATTGATTTACATGATACCCAAATACCTTCTGTAAATTCACCATGACCTTTTTGGTGATCGTAAAGATATTCTTTTTTAACGTGAACTTTAACTGGGGGTACGTTTGCTACGAGAAACGCCACCTACCACTTAACCTTATCAGCCCAAAACGCCGCTGACATTTTACCTTTGGCAATGTTTTTGCCGTGGCGTGCTTTAAATGATTTTCTTTTTGCTTTCATTCTAGCAGACTCTCCCGCTTTTGGTGCCCCTGCTGTACCTGAAACTGTTCCTACTTTTTTACCTTGTTGTCCAAATCTAATTGTTTTTATTTTGTCACCTTCTTTTGCCACAACAATGTGTGATTTTTTAGGATGACTGGGTGTACGTTTTGGTTTATTAAAACCACTTACTCCCGCTCGTTTTAATCTTGGGTCAGCCATTATGTACTCCTATACTTTTTTACTTTCTTTGCAATGCTCTTTGGTTGCTTCACAAACTGTTTGCCCTTTTTTGTTCCTTGGCGTTTTGCTTTTGTCGTGGCCGCATACTCCGCAGATGATAGAGCTTTGATTGCTTTCTCTGGTAGATATCTTTCCCCAGTATCGCTTGACTTCTTCCCAGACTTCGTTCGCCATTTTTGTTCACTCCATTGCTTTAAACTTTTCTGAGATTTTTTTAAACGACTCATGTTAACCCCAGTGTCTTCTTTAACGAATCTAATTTATCTTCAGCTGTTGCCATTGCATCTAATAATTTATCTATCTCCTCTAGGTGTTGGGGATGTTCCCCAATACCCACAGGATTATTTAAATAAATATTAATAGTTGTTTTTGCTTCTTCTACTTGCGCTTCGTATTTTAATGCGAGAGCGTTTAGAATTGCTTTCTTCATTACCAAATAATTACGATAATTAAAGCAATAACAATAGCACCTAAAACTTTTTCTGTTTTAGATCCGTCTTTTATTCTATTCCAAATACTTTTCATAAATACTCCTTATTTATTTTTTTTCTTTTTTAGCATCGTAAAATCTTTTTTAGAAATTTTACCATCCTTGTTTGCGTCTAAGTTTTTCTGCTTGCCCTTTAAAGGTTTTTTATTTCTTTTGGCAGCAGGTGTTTTCATTGCATAACCGGGCATTATTTATATCCTCCTCCAGCTTTTTTATAAGCCTTTGCCAATGCTTGCGCTTTACGCGCTGACCATTGACCGGCGGCTGTTCCGTGAGAAGCTTGACTTTTTATACGATTAA